AGGCTCTGGTGGCGGTACTATAGGGACAGGAACGGCTCCTACTCCGGGTGAACAAGGCTTCTCAGGAAGTGTTCAGTAATGGTAGCAAGTAAACAATTTTCTAAGAAAGCTACTAAGACAGTTACAAATGTTTTAGAAAATATATTTGACATAATAGGTGATAAGCTAGAAGATATAAATCCTTACTTTAAAGACAAGCCAACTACTACACAGTTTAATAATGAACTTCTAGATGATATGGAAAAGTTAGGCTTTGATCCTACAGAGCCAGAAAACTTAACACAATACGATATTTTAAGACGTAAAAAAATTTCTGGTGAAGCACCTCGTAAAGAGTTTAATCAAACTGATATACCATCGGATGATGAACTTCAAAGAATAATAGAACTAGAAGATGGAGGGCCTGATACTCTAGAGCAAATAGAAGCGTTTAATGAAAGATACCCAATTAGAGATTCTGATTTTGGAGATGTAATTACAGAAGAAAAAATAGGAGGGGTTAACGTATCTGATTTAGATTCATACTACTCTACTGATGTGTTTCCTGAAGCAGATATAAATAAGGCATACACAGACCCTAATTTTCCTGTAGACATAGATAAAGTAATGCGTAAGTATGATATATTTGGAGGAACAACTAATCTAAATACAAAAACTAATGTAGGTTTTGACTTACCTAGAATAGATGCAGAGAAAGAGTCTGGAGCGTTTGGCATAGGAAAAAGATTGCTTAGTTACTATAGTCCTGTTGAAAATACAATTAGTGCTTTAAGGTTTCCTGACAAGGGATTAACAATGAAAAAAGTACGAGAATTACTTCAAGACTCTATTCCTGAATTAAGTAAAAAGATGGAGTATGATTTAGGTGGGCTTCGATTAAAATTAAATGAGCTGCAAGCACTAGATGGAAATAAACTTTATAGCAAAAAAGAAATAATGAATTTGTATCAAGATCACGGTATATACGTTGAAGCAAGGATATTAAAAGGTAAAGAGGCAACATTTTTTGAAGATCAAAGATTGCCTATAAAAAAACTACGTCTTAGTTCTGGTCGAGAGATAGATCCAAAGATTGCTGATTCTTATTTTGAAATAGATATTAGTGCTACTACTCAAGCTGGCAACAGAAAGATGTTAAATATATTACAACAAACAGAATCAGAAGGTATAAGACCTCTTTCTGACAATTTTAGATATGCTCCTATGAACGCAAATCCTATGTTGCGACAAGGACATTTTAAACCTACAAATTTAGCTCACGCTAGAGGATCTATTATGATAGGTACAAAAGGAAAAAAACAAATACTTGTTGAAGAGATACAACAAGATCCTCAAAATATTATAGGAAGAAATAGAGCCATGAAAAGAGAAGGAGACTTAGATGAATTAACTGGTGTGTTAACAGCAAAAATTCCTTCTGTTGAATTTGTTTCTCAACTAATACAAGCTTTAGTTGTACACGCAAGAAAAGAAGGAATAGATGAGATTGTATTTCCTTCTGCGTTTAGAGTAGCCCAACTCAGAACAACGGCAAATTTAGAATTTAAAGACATACCTCCAAAATTTATAGACGTATATGAAAAAGGTCTAACAAAATACTTAAAAGATCTTATAGATGAATCAGGTGGTAAAGTAAAAATGCGTCAAGAAATACTATCTTTTGATGCTAGTCCAAGTAGAAGTTCTCGTGATCTTTCTACAATTATAAATATAAAAGATTTTAAGTTTGACGCTAAAAGAAGTAAAGCTAAATTTAATAAAGGTGGTCTTGTACAGAAACGTGGCTTAATGAAAAAAGTAGCTACAGCATGAAAGAACTAAAACAAATAGTAAACACTAAACCTGTATGGGATTCTTTCTTAGAGTACTTAGATGAGACTATTACTTTAGTTCATAAAAGATTAGAACAAGAAGCAGACGTAGAAAAGATATACAGAGCGCAAGGCGAGATAGCCGCACTTAGACGTTTAAAGTATATGAGAGATGAATTTAATAGTGACACAAAAGGATTATACTGATGGCTATGGAACAACAAATGGAAATGTTTGGCGTAAACCCTATGGGTGGACTAGACGATGATGGACTGTCTAGAGACCCTGTGAGTGGCAACGAGATACCACCCGGAAGTATGGCTAACGAAGTACGTGATGACGTAGATGCTAGACTTAGTGATGGCGAGTATGTAGTTCCAGCTAACGTAGTTAGGTTCTTTGGTGTTAAGTTCTTTGAAGAATTACGTACTCAAGCTATGCAGGGCTTAGATACAATGGAAGCTAACGGTAGAATAGGTGGAGAGCCTATGCCTTCAGATATGCCTATGCAAGATCAGATGGCTGGTAGCCCAGAAGAATTGTCAGAACAAGATATGGCTATGTTACAAAATTTAATGAGCCAAGGTGGTGACGTTAGAGGATACGCACATGGGGGATACCATGATCCTGTAAATGACCCACAACCTATACCACAGTCTATTCCTTCTAGTGTTTTTCCTCTTACTCAGTACGCAACTCCGGGTGCTAGTACTGTGCTCCCTAGCTTAAATCCTAACCTGCCACCTTCGGCTATTACGGCTACTCCAGATGATCTTCCTTTAGAAACAAATAACCCTGAATTTAGATTTGTAACTATGGTAAATCCTGTTAATGGAAACATACAAGTAGTACAATTTAAAGGAGATGTACCTGTTGATGCTAATGCATATAATCAATTAATAAACTCAGGATTTTATGTGCAAGGAAGTCCAGAGTTAGCTGCGTACAACCAACAACAAGAACAAGATAATAATAACCAAGAAAGACAGCAATCAGTTCAAGATGGTACAAAACCTGCTAATAGACAAACTGTAGGGGAGTTACTTTGGTCAGCGCAAACTGGTATTTATAATGAAGTATTTCCTGATAGTCTTTCTGCCGGAATAAGTAAACTGGGAAGTTTTGGAGCATTAGGACAACTTGGAAAAGTGTTACCCGATGGTCCTAGTAGACTTGAACAAAGTATTAGAGAAGCTGAAGCAAGATTAGAGCGTGGAAAAGACTATCAAGGCGTAGCAATTAATGCTGCTGAAAAAGCCGCACTAGAACTTTTAATAAGTTTTAAAGGCGAAAAAGATATGACAAAAGTTTATGATGCCATATACAATGCCTACGAGATACACACTGGTGGAAAATCAAATAAATATAAAAGAAACATTGGCATACCAGATATAAAAAATGCAGACAAAAAGAGTATAAGAAAAAGCAATAAAGCTATTACAAAAGCAGGAAAGGCTTTAAGTGCAAAAGAAAGAAAAATATTAAATGACCCAAAGGGAACTTTTACTTCTAAGGCAGCCGCTGGTGCTTTTGGTAGCGATGATTTTTTAACAGACACAACAGGTACTGTTAAGAACAGACAAGGTCAAACAAGACAAGAAGTAATTGCCAAGCAGGTAGAAAAATATAAAGATACACCTGATACTTTTGCTGATATACCTAGATCAGAAGAAGGTGAAAACAGACAAGAAAAAGAAAAAGAAGTAATAGAAAAACAAACTGCAATAGGACAAGCTACAGGTAAAGGTTACGTAGGAGGAAGTGGTTTTAAAGCAGGTGGACTATTAAAGAAACCAACTAAGAAGAAGACTAAAAAATACTAATCAACGATAAGGCGACCCGGTGATGCTGGCCCCAACATAAAGGAATAACTAATGCCCGAACTAAACGTAATGGAATCCCCAAAAGTAGCTGGCTTTGTAGACAGCTCGCACTCAAATGCAAACAGACGCAGAGCAGAAAAAGAAGAAAAAGAAATAGAAGAGCTTATGGAGTCTCGACAAGAAGATACAGAAGTAGAAGTTACTGCTGTTGCAGAAGCTCCTAAAGAAGCTGCTAGTGATGAAGACAAAGACTTAACACGAGAAGAGAAGACGTACAAAAAACGGTACGATGATCTTCGTAGACACCAAAACAAATTGGTTGAACAAGTTAAAACTTTAGAAGCTCAAGTAAGTGACCCTTCTTCTTTTGCTGCTCCTACTACAGAAGCTGAGTTAGAAGCGTGGAAAGAAAAGTATCCTGACGTTGCTAACATTGTATCTACCTTAGCTAAAAAAGAAGCACAAGCTATGTACAATGCAGCAGATGAAAGGCTCTCTCGTCTAGATGAGATAGCTGAACAAGCTGACAGAGCAAAGGCTGAAGCTGAGATACGAGCTATACACTCTGACTTTGACGCTCTAAAGGATAGTGAAGTATTTCACGATTGGGTAGATGTACAACCTAAGTGGGTAAAAGATGCTTTATATGTAAACTCAGATGACCCAGCTTCAGTAGCACGGGTAATTGATTTATATAAAGCTGATAACAACATAGTTAATAAAGGTAAAAAGATTTCCGCTAAGAGAGCTGCTGCAGCAATCGTCACTAAGAAAGGGCGAACCTCTGTAGATGCAGATGAATCTAATGGAAGAATTACCGAGTCTGACGTTAATAAAATGTCAACAGTAGAATACGAAAAGCGTTCCGATGAAATTATGGAAGCTATTCGAGGAGGGCGATTTGTCTACGATATGACAGGTGCAGCCCGATAAAAAAAAGTGTTGACAAAATTGTCGCACTTTGATATAACTAGTACTATCTATAAAAACGTAATGGCCCTTAGAAATAAGCTACCCATAGTTCTTATAATTCATCAAGTCTAAACTATCATATAAGACCTACCTGATACAGATGGCCCACTGTAGAGTAAGATTAGCTAGTCTGCTTTACATTGCACCCGGATTGTTCAGCCTCTTGTTATTACCGTTTAGCTTTATTTGTAAGCCAAACATCCATAGGAGGAATTTAATATGGCTTTTTCAGTAGCGGCAGGACACGGAAACCTGCCAAATGGAAACTTCTCTTCGGTTATCTATTCGAAGAAAGTACAGGTTGCTTTTCGCAAGTCAACCGTAGTCGGAGACATTACGAACTCTGATTACTTTGGGGAAATTGCGTCACAAGGTGACACTGTTAAAATAATCAAAGAGCCTGAAATCTCAGTTAAGGCATATGCTCGTGGTACAACTATTCTACCACAAGACCTTGACGATGAGGACTTCTCGTTGACAATCGACAAATCAAATTACTTTGCTTTTAAGATTGACGACATTGAAGAGGCACACAGCCACGTAAACTTTATGCAACTTGCTTCTGATAGAGCAGCATATAGATTGGCTGACCAGTACGACCAAGATGTATTGGGATACTTATCAGGTTACAAACAATCATCTCTTCACGGACAACCAGACACAGTTAACGCAACTGTAAACGGTACTGTGGCAGTTTCAACAGCAGGTACAGATGAACTTCTTTCCAGCATGAAACTAAACAAAGGTGACTTTGGTAACATCACTACTACTTCAGCAGGGACTCACTCGATTCCTCTGACTCCACGTATGCCGGGTGCAACATCCTTGCCTACAGCTACAGCATCACCAATGATGGTTGTATCTCGTATGGCTAGACTACTTGATCAACAGCAAGTTGATACAGGTGGACGTTGGTTAGTTGTAGATCCTGTGTTTATGGAAATGCTACGTGATGAGGATTCTCGTCTTCACAATGCAGACTTTGGAGCATCAGGAAGTATACGTAACGGCTTAGTTGTTAACAACTTAGGTGGTTTCAGAGTATACAGTTCTAGTAATCTACCAGCAGTTGGAACAGGTCCGGGTACTTCAGGTACAGCGAACCAGCTTGCTAACTATGGTGTCATTATGGCTGGACACGACTCTGCTGTTGCTACTGCAGAGCAGATTAATAAAACCGAATCATACCGTGACCCTGACAGCTTTGCTGACATTGTTCGTGGTATGCACTTGTATGGCAGAAAGATTCTTCGTCCAGAAGCTCTCGTTCAAGCCGTATATAACGCAGCTTAGGGGGACATAAAAAATGGCTACACAAACTGGCGAATTAGTCTCTGCAAGAGGGATGAGCAACAGGGGTAGAATGCCGTACTTTGTACAGTCTTCTATCAACCTAGCTACTGCAACAACTGAGAAAGGTTCTGCTTTAGCCGCAGGAGATATTTTTGAGGCTATATCAGTTCCAGCTAACACACTAG